TCACCGCCGCAGCCCAGCCCGTCACCAGCCCACGCACCGAACTCATCCGCACCCCCGACGCCTGGCAGAACGAAGCCTGGGAGTACTACGACACCCTCGGCGAATTCCGGTACGCCGCCGACTGGGAATCCAACATGCTCTCCCGCGTCCGCTTCTACGCCGCCAAACTCGAACCCGGAGCCGACGAACCCATACGCGTCGACGCAGGAACCGCCGTCGACCTCATGACCACCTTCGCCGGAGGCGTCGCCGGACAAGCCCAGATCATGGCCGGACTCGGCACCCAGCTCGCCGTCCCCGGCGAGGGCTACCTGATCGTCGAAAACCGCGACGGCGTCGAACAGTGGTCGGTCCGATCCATCGACGAAGTCCGCGCCGCCCGCGGCCACTACGAAGTCATCGACGAGAGCAGCCCCCGCACCGGCGCCAACTGGCGTCCACTCGCCACCGAGTCGATGGCGCCGATCCGGGTGTGGCGGCCGAACAAGCGCTACCACCACCTCGCCGACTCCCCGGCACGGGCTGCCCGGTCGACGATGCGGGAACTCGAACTCGTCAACCGGCACATCCAAGCCCAGTACCTCAGCCGACTGGCATCGGCGGGCGTGGTCGTCTTCCCCGACGAAGTCACCTTCCCTGTACGCGAGGAGTTCGCCGACGCTCCGGACCCGTTCATGGAGGAGTGGATCGAGAACGGGCGTACGGCGATCAGCGAGCCGGGCACCGCGTCGGGTGTGCTGCCGATGCCGATCCGGGTGCCGGGCGAGTACGTCGAGAAGATCCGCCACATCGACTTCACGCTGAAGATCGACGACAAGATCATTGAGAAGCGCGACAGCGCCATCAAGCGTCTGGCCTCACAGCTCAACGTCCCGCCGGAAGTCCTCCTTGGCATGGGCGATTTGAACCATTGGAACGCCTGGGCCGTCGACGAAACCAGCCTCAAAGTCAACGTCGCCCCCGACGCCGAACTCATCGCCCAAGCCCTCACCACCAGCTACCTCCAACCCAGGCTGAAAGCCTCCCGAGTGGAGGACTACGCAAACTGGGTCGTCTGGTACGACATGTCGGAACTCACCCTCCGCCCCGACCGCTCCGACAACGCAATCCAGCTGTACGACCGGATGGAAATCAACGGCACCGCGCTCCGCCGCGAAACCGGCTTCGACGAGTCCGACAAGCCGTCCGACGAGGAGCTGAAGGAGCAGGCCCTCAAGGTCATCATCAAGACCCTCCCGTCCGGCGGCCCGTCCGCCTTGTCCGAACTCACCGGTAAGAACGTCGACATCACCACCGTCGCCCCGGCACCAACCGATGGCACTCCCGCTCTCGAAACGGAGCCGACACCAACCGCAGAAGACCGGTCACCGCCAGATGAGGACGCCGCGCGAGAAGCCGCAGCCGCGGCACGCTCGGCACGGCTGATCCAGCAGTCTCAGGCCATGCACGCCGTCCGCTGGAGCGCTGGCCGGGACCCCGAGCTACTGCATCCGGCACTGTGCTCGCAGCACGCCTATTCGTGCCCGTTCACGCACGCTGCGATGAAGTTGTCGATGCTTCCTCGGCCGGGGACGTCGGGTGTGTATGAGGCGCGGTTGTCGCCGTTCGGGCAGTTGGTGATCGGCCAGCGCTCGCCGCATCTGGATACGTCTGCGTTTCTCACCACTGCTTCTTCTCCTCGGAGTTCGAATGGCTACGCTCACGGCCGCCGCTGACGGCTCGCACATGCAGGGCGCGATGATCGCGTTGATGCCGACTCCGGAGGATGCGGAGCGGCTGGCGATCGAGGGCGGGGAGGACGCGGAGCAGCTGCACCTGACGCTGTACTTCCTCGGCGACGACGGCACCGTGTGGACCGAGGACCAGCGCAACGAGCTGATCGGCAACGTCCGCGCCATCGCAGGCTCTCAGTTCACTGGGCCGATCAGCGCGCGGGTGTTCGGCGCGAACCACTGGAACGCCAACACCGATAGCCCGTCGTGGGTGTGGGGCGTCGGCGACGACCGTGACGCGGACGGCCCCGGCCTCGAAGACGTCCACCGCGAGGTGACGTACGCGCTGGAGGACACGCACGAGCGCCCGGACATTCCCACGCAGCACTCGCCCTGGCAGCCGCACATCTGTGCCGCGTACTCCGACGAGCTGGACCTCATCATCGCGTTGGAGGAGCGCCTCGGCGACGTGACGTTCGACCGGATCCGGGTAGCGTTCGCCGGGGACCACACCGACATCCCGCTCGGCGAGGCCGTCACTGCGGCGGCCGGGCCGCTGCGCCGCCAGCCGACCGAGCTGGAGATCCGCAGCCGCGTTGACTTCGCGGAGATGGACAAGGCGTGGCACGACGCCGTCGACGCCACCGTCGAAGCATGGGCCGACATCCAGACCGCGCAACGCGAGCAGATCACCGCAGCCGTGCAGGCCGCCGCCGAAGCCGACGACCTCAGCCGCCTCGACTCCCTGGCCGTCGATACCAGCGACGGGGCGCGGCTCCTCATCGCCCGCATGATCGCCTACGCGCGGGAGGCAGGCGAACAGCAGCAGGCCGAAGCCGAAGCCCAAGGCGTCACCGTCCCTGAATGGTCGCTGGACGACGAAGCCCTGACAGCCGCGGCGATCCGCGACCGGCTGCGGCAGATCGGCCGCACAGCCGCCCGTGTCCTCGGCGTCGGCCTCGTTCAGTCCGCGGTCCGGCAGGCGATGCGCGTGTGGGGCTCCGGGCCGGCGGACCAGGTGGCGGCCGCGGTGGACGAGCACCTTGCGTCGCTGTCGGGTGCGGCGGTGGAGGAGCAGGTGGGGGCGGCGATGACGGCCGCTCAGAACGAGGGCCGCATGGCTGTCCTCGCGGTCGCCCCACCCGCGGAGTACACGGCCACAGAGATCTTGGACAAGTCGTCATGCAAACCCTGTAGGGACATCGACGGCACTCGCTACACCAACCTGCCCGACGCCCGCCAGGCGTACCCCACGGGTGGCTACACCGGCTGCCTCGGGGGCCCGCGTTGCCGGGGCACCCTCGTCACCGTGTGGCCGCAGACGGACGAGCAGGCAGCACAGACCGGAATGATCTTGGCTGCGAGCGCGGACACAATGCCGCCGCAGACCACCGAACTGGAGGACACGATGCCGTATCGCGTCGAGCAGGATCACCCGGACTGCGGCGCCGATACGCCGTGGGCCGTCGTCAAGGAAGGCGACGGCGAACTCATGGGCTGCCACGAGTCCGAGGCCGCCGCCCTTGAGCAGCAGGCCGCCCTCTACGCCGAAGAGAACGACGACGAGCCCGCCGACGACGGCGACGAGAGCATGGACTATGCGGGTGACACCGCCCCGTGGGAGGGCGTCCTCGCCGTCGAAGGCATCGTCACCGGCGACGGCCGCGAGTTCGCCGAAGGAGCCCTCACCTGGGCCGATCTCCCCGTCCCGCTGCGCTGGAACATCGAGGACTCCCACGGTGGCGAAGCCCGCACCAAAGCCGTCAACGTCGGCCGTATCGACAAGGTGTGGCGCGACGGCAACAAGATCATGGGTGCTGGTGTCCTCGACCTGTCCGACGACAACGGGCGCCGCGCCTACGACAAGATCAAGGGCGAGTTCCTCCGCGGCGTCAGCATCGACGCTGACTCCATCGGCGACGCCGACGTCGAGTTCGTGTGGCCCGACGACGCCAACGCCGGAGCCGAAGACGGCGGCGAGGACGACCTGTTCGAGATGCTGTTCGCGCAGCCGGAGAAAGTCATCTTCCACGGCGGCCGCATCCGCGCCGCCACCCTCGTCGACATCCCCGCGTTCGCCGAGGCATACATCGCACTCCTCGACGACGCCGGCGCGGTCGTGGCCGGCGGGCAGCCGGTCGGCGCGGATGTGGTGGAAGCCGCGGTCGTGCGGGAGCCGGCCCGGCCGCGGGCGGTCACCGCGTCCGTCACCGAGCTGTGGCGACCTCCGGCCGCGTGGTTCTCGGACCCGAAGCTGTCCCTGCCGACCCCGGTCACCATCACGGACGAGGGCCGCATCTACGGGCACGCTGCGCAGTGGGGCACCTGCCACATCGGGCAGGAGGGCACCTGCATTCAGCCGCCGCGCGAGGACGAGCACCCGTACTACCGCACCGGCGAGGTCGTCTGTGAGGGCGGTGAGCGGATGGCGGTCGGTCAGATCACCGTCGGCACCGGGCACGCCCCGCTGAACCTGGGCGCGTCTCCGGCGGCCGAGCACTACGACAACACTGGCGCGGCGGTCGCGGATGTCGCGGTCGGCAACGACCAGCACGGCATCTGGATCGCGGGCAGCATCCGGCCGCGCGCGGATCCGCTGAAGGTGTACGAGCTGCAGGCGGCCGGGCAGGTGTCGGGGGACTGGCGGCGGATCGGCGGTCAGCTGCGGCTGGTGGGTCTGCTGGCGGTGAACGTGCCGGGGTTCCCGGTGCCGAAGATGCGGGCGCGGGTGGCGTCGGGGCAGCCGCAGGCGCTGGTGGCGGCGGGTCGTCCACAGGTGGCGTGGAGTCGTCCGCAGGCGGATGTAGAGCAGGAAGCGGTGCGGATCGTGATGCGGATGCTGTCGCGCCGGGTCCACCCCGGGGGGAGGTGAGCAATATGTGCAGCTGCAACAAGAGGCGTCGTCCGGCACCTCCGCCGCCGCCTCCTCCGAGCGTCTGACCTTTAGGTTTACCCGACCAGTCAAGTAAATTGACACATTGTCGGATAGTGTGCTATGCGCTAACCTCCGTGATCAAAGGGCGTTGAAGAGCCCGAACCCAACCCTTCGATCACGGAGGAAATCGTGGCCGACGAGCTGTTCAACGCCCCGTCCGACCTCACCCTCACCAGCGACACCGAACTCGCCGAACTCGAAACGACAGCAGTCGCCGAGTTCGAACGCGTCTCCGCCCTCGACGACGTCGCCCCCGACACCCTCGCCTACGCGATGCGCCTCACCAGCGACCTCGACAACATCCGCGCCGAACTCCGCGTCCGCGAGGTCCGCGCCGAGCAGCAGGCCCAGCTCCAGCAGACCCGCGTCGGCGAGCAGCTCGCCGCGCTCCGCGAACGGGTCCACGGCCCCACGCCCGCCGAAGCCGCCGCCGCCCACCAGACCGTCGACGCCGAAGCCATCGCCGCCGCCGCCGCACGCGGCGTCACCGCCGGCATGGTCGCCCTCATGGGCGAACGCCGCGGCAACATCGACGCCGAGGCCCTCGCCCGCCGCGCCACCGCGAGCCTCGCCGAGACCGCCCGCCACGCACCGGCCCCCAAGGTCCCCACCCAGCGCCTCGCGATCACCGCATCGGTCGACATCCCCGGCGTCGCCCACGGCGGCACGCTGCCGACCCTCGACGCGCTCACCGACGTCGTGACCCGCAAGGCCAAGTCCATGCCGGTCACCCGCGGCAACCCGAACAACCAGCTCGTCGCCTCGGTGAAGAACGAGTTCTCCCACACCGTCGACGAGCGGACCTCACCGTCGGAGATCCGCGAGCTGTTCGACTACCTCACCTCCCCGGAGAAGCAGGCCGCGCTCGTCGCGGGCGGCGGCTGGTGCGCGCCGTCGGAGATCCGCTACGACTTCTTCAACATCGCCTGCTCCTCCGGCCTGATCGACCTCCCCACGGTCGGCGTCACCCGCGGCGGCATCCAGTTCCCCGTCTCCCCGTCCCTCGCCGACACGGTCAACTCCATCGCCTTCGGCGGCTTCGCGGTCACCTTCAACGGCGACTCCGTGCCGTGGCTGTGGACCGAGGACGACGACATCGCCGCCGCCACCGGCTCCCCCACCAAGCCCTGCGTCCGCGTGCCCTGCCCCAGCTTCGACGAGGAACGCCTGGAGCTGTACGGCATCTGCCTCACCGCGGGCAACCTCGCCGACTCCGCATACCCCGAGGCGACGCAGCACATGATCCGGCTGCTCATGGCCGCGCACGACCACGCCATGAACGCCCGCCTCATCTCCCTCATGGTCGCCGCCTCCAGCGCGGTCACCTCCATCACCGGCGGCGCGGCCACCGACGCCGCCGCCCCCCGCATCTTCAACGCCGTCGGCCTCGCCGCCACCGACTACCGCGAGCGGTACGGCATGTGCCTCGACGACGTCCTCGAAGTCGTCTTGCCCGCCTGGGTCCGCGAAGTCATCCGCGGCGACCTCGCCTGGAAGGCGGGCGTCGAGCTCCAGGCCGTCCCCAACAGCGAGATCGACTCCTACTTCCTCGCCCGCAACGTGCGCGTGCAGTGGGTCGACGACTGGCAGGTCCGCGCCTCCGGCCAGTTCGGCAACGCGACCGCGATGACCGCGTGGCCCACGACCGTGGACTTCCTCATCTACGCGGCCGGCACGTTCATCCACGGCAACGGCATGAGCCTCGACCTCGGCGTCGTCCGCGACAGCGTCCTGAACGAGACCAACGACCACACCGCCCTGTGGTCGGAGGAGGCCCACCTGATCGCGAAGGTCGGCCACGAGTCCCGCCAGTACCGCGTCGGCTTCAACGTCAACGGCTCCACCTCGGCGCTGCTGACCGGCACCGTCCGGGTCTGACCCGGCCCGGCCGTGACCG